TCACGGCAGCCTCAGGAACGCGCGCACGGTGCGGTGGTGGTCTTCCCATTCGGCGCGCAGCTGGGCGCGCTTCGCGGGCGTGCCGCGGGCGTAGGCACCCGGACGCCAGGCACGCAGGTACAGCTGCCATGCGCCCTCGGTGTCGGTCACGCGCGGCAGCGCACCCGGCTCGGTCCACAGCAGCAGTCGGGCCAGGATCGCCGCCAGCACGTCGTCGTTCTCCATGGAGCTCCACACCGCCAAGGTCGTGAACGCCACGCCATGCGCCGTGCAAGCCGCGCGCGCGAGGTCTTTGCTGGCTTGGTGGTTCATGACGCCGGCCACCATGCCGCCGCCCTGCTCCCCTTGCCAGAAGGACCGCGCCGGGCCCTTCTTCGTCGTGCCGCTCAGCACCTGCCACCGGTGCTCGAACTTGGATTCCTGCGAGCCGATCGTCAGCAACTCGACACGCGCCTCGATGCTGTCCATCTTCGGCGGTAGCCACTTGAGCGCCGGGTCGATCGCCGCTCGGGTGATTTCTTCGAGGGTCATGGTCATTCCTTGCCCAGCGGGGCCACGTCGGTGATCGGGTCGGGGTTGCCTTGGATGGTTTTCTGCGCGCGGTTCGCCGCAGCCTCCGCAAGGCTGTGCACCTTCGAGAAGGCCCACCTCGGCGCATAGCCGCACACCAGAAGCACGAGCAGGCGCAGATCCTTCGTCACGGTCGGGAGCTCGATCCCGAAGCGCTCGACGCTCGCGAACTCGTTCCAGCCCTGCACGATCACGTAGCCGATCACGCCGCAGATCAGCGAGACGCCCAGGTCCTTGAGCAGCAGCAGCCGGGTATTGCCCACCAGGTTCGCGCGGGCCATCAGGTAGAGCAGCGTGCGCGCCGCGCCGCCAGCGAGCCCAGCTAGCGCCGAGATGCCCAGCGAAACGAAGTCGTAGGCCAGCATGTCCTGCGTCAGCGAAGTGTTCGCGTAGCAGAGGGCGCTCCAGCAGCACAGCCAGGCGACGAAGAAGCGTTCAGGGTTCTTTTGCATAGTCGCGGAGGTCTTGGGCATTGACGGAGAAGCCGAACGCGAAGGCGAGCGACACGGAACACAGCGCGCGCACGAGATACACGGCCCACAGCAGGCCGTAGTCGAGCGGGTATGCCTTGTAGGCAAGGAAGATCCACATGCAGCAGGCGGCATAGGCGGCCCAGCCGGCGCACTGCCGGGGCCAGCGCAGCGACAGGTGACTGGGCATCACGCAGAGCATGAAGAGATGCGGCAGCACGGCCAACAGCGCGAGCCCGTAGACTCCGGCGACCACCCAATGCGACGGCTGCACCAGGCGCGCGACCGTTGCGATGAGCGAGTCGGGCACGGTTAGCAAGTAGAAGATTGGCTCGCAGAGCATCAGCGCCAAGCCGACGGTCAACATGGTGGCGTAGATGCGGACCTCAGTTCGGTTTTGGTCGCGCGGCAGACTGAAGGCGCGGCGCGCATATTCGCGCGCTTCGTCGATGGTGTGGATCATGGTTCAGCCCCGGTGAATGCCTTCGGGATCGATCGCATCGAGCAACGCCACGCGGATGGACAGCGCCCAGCGCCGGCGCCACCCCTCCGGCCCATTGCTCAGGCGCCATAGCCGCTCAGACAGCGTCCACTCGCGCGGCGCTTCTCGAAAGACCGCGCTCCCCGCGACCACGTTCACAAAGAGATCGAGCAGCAGCCCGACGGCCAGCGTGAAATAGCCGAACGCCTTGATCCAACGCCGTCCCTCGAGGCCGCCGGCGTCGCGGACCATCTTGAGGCGCATCACTGCGGCGTAGAACACCCACAGCAGCCAGATGGACAGCGGCACCGACAGGAGCAGCAGGAGCAAGAAGGGGATGTTCATTTGAGCGCCTCGGAAAATGCGGCCTTGAGGGCCGGGGATGCACTGGCGATCTCGGCGTACCGCGCCAGCGTCTTTGCCTTCATCTGCGCGTAGGTCGTGCAGTCGTAGAGCGGCAGGTCGGTGATGTCGCGCAGCGCCTGCTTGGCCGTCTCGATCACCTGAGCCATGGCCGTGTCACCGAGCGTCAGAGCTGACGCCTGCAGGCCGTCAAGGATCTCGATGACCGGCTGCCGCTGCACGCGCGTCTCAGCCTTGGCGCGCAGGATGAGCTCTGCGATGGTCGGCTGCGGCGGCAGGGCTGGCGTATTGCCGGCCGCTACCCACGCAACAAAGGCGTCGTAGTCGGGGTTTCCCTCGACCAGAGGAATCCAGAGGTTGTCCCGCTCGATGTGGTCTGGGTAGCGCGTGTACATGCCTACAACTCCGCCGCCGCCGTCCAGATGCCTTCCCACACGAAACTGCCGGTCGCGATAGGAGTGGCAAACCAACTGAGGCTGCTCACTGTGGGGTTGCTGGCGTTTGCCGTCGCGACGTTGCTGCTGCTGGATGCTGCGTACCCCAACGTTGGGACGGCGCGCTTCGTGACTCTGAAGTTGACCTTGACGACAGCGCTGGCCCCCACTGTCTGATATCCATTCACGGCGCCTTCACCGACCTCGTAGTACCGCTGGCAGAGGGCGAGCTCCGTCTGAAGCGGCCGGCGCTCGAAAGGAGTAGCCACGGTGCCAAGCTCGAACTGCGCCAGGCCGACAGCACCGATGAACTGGATCGTCACATTGGTATTGGCCGGCAGCGCGGCCGTGTTGCCGCCGTTGGCGATGGCCACGCCGTTCACCTTCGCTGTCGCGGCTCCCGTCCAGCTGAGCGTGTACACGCCGCCCGCGATCATTGCGCCCTCGATCACTTGCTCGCCACCGCCAGCCGGGAAGGTGACGGTCCTATCGGGCGCGGCCGCACCGAACGTCGCGTTCTGCCCGGTGGTAACGATGCGCCAGCGGTCCAGGGTGTATTGGTTCGCGCCCACGGTGGCCACGCCCGACACATACGCCCGCTGGTTGATCGCGAAGTTGCCGTTGATCAGCAGGTTGCGAAAACTGATGACAGGTCCGATGCCGAGTGCAAGACGAGCTTCTGCAGCATTGCCTGTCGCCCCGAGAAGGCCGGTCACGTAGTCCCACAGTTTTCCGAAGCCGGTCCGTGCTGTTGCATTCGATGGGTTCGGATAGGTGTCGGAGATTTCTGTTCTGAGCGGTGGGAGTGCCATAGGGAGCCTTTCGAGAGACGAAAAAAAGCCCGCTCGAAGGGCGGGCCGTTCGGTAGTGATGGGTGCGGGTGCTAGTAACCGTAGAGGGTCAGGTCAACAGACGCTCCGCTCACGGATGTGTGGGCGGAGTTGAAGACGCGAACGACGGGAGCGAGATTTGGCGTCTTCGTCGTTTCGAGCGTCACGCCGCCGCTGCCGTTGGCTTGCAACGTGCCGCTGATGTTCTTGATGACGGTAAAGGGCCTGGTGTATGGAATCGTCGTGCCGCCGGCAGCCACGACCAGGTCGTTGATGCGTTCCACGATGTCGGGCGCGTCCACCGTCAGCATGAGCGCCTGCAAGATGCCGCGCGTCGTGCCAGCCCCGATGGTCACGCGGAATTGGTAGACATCATTCGCTGCGATGATCTGCCCCGGCCATGGCAACCAGTCACCCGGCGGTCCGTAGAGGGAATCCGCGTCGTCCCGGTAGAAGGAGGCGGAGTCAGGACCGAAGAAGGAGCCCGGCCCAGCAAGTCGATACTCGATCTTCAGGTCGGCCCCTTGGACCTCTGCCACAAGAGACATCACCGACCCCGACAACGCTGCGCCGACAGCAACCTGCTGCGTCACATAGATCATCTGCCCGTAGGTGCCGGTTTCATAGAACGGGTCGGTGTCCTGGGCGTAGAAGCTCTGGTCGTCAGTCCCGTAGAACGAATCCAGGGCATTGGCCGATGGATCGCCGGAGACGATCGTCCAGCCACTCGACTCGGCGACATCGTAGGGCCACCCGAGCGCATCGAAGTCCCATTGCTCCACGACGTTCGCGATAGGCGGGTCGCCCAGATTCATCACGATGTTCGCCGTCGCCGGCGACATATTGCCGCTCGTGTCGATCGCCTTGCCCATGATCGTCACAACGCCGCCGGGCCGCGTCACCAGGTCGTAGGGACTTTCTGTCAGCACTCCGGTGTGCAAGGCAACGGCGCTGTTCCAGTCGAGATTGTTGCCGTAGTGGAAGCGGAAGACGAAGCCTGCGAGATCGGGCACGCGCCGCGGCAAGCCCCAAGACAAGACGCTGCCGGCGATGGTCAGGTTCTCGATGTTCGGGGGCGGCTCAGTCTTTCCGATGACCTGGTGGAACTGCTGCGCGCTCCAGGCGCTGGCGCCCAGCGAGTTTCGGCTGCGTACCCGAATCACCAGCACCGCGAGGTCAGGGGCACCGAGTATCACGGCCTGCGTCGCATCACCAGGGACTACGACGCTGCGCCAATCGCCGTCTGGCAGGGCCAGATACTGAACCTCGATCGTTCCCCCTTGCTGCACGGATTCGCTCACGACAGGTTGCCAAGTCACCCGCACGCCGTTCAGCACCGTACCGTCGGTTTGCACGACAAGTTCAGCTTCGCCGCTGAAGATGGAAACGATTGTGGGCGGGTCAATTTCCCACGGCTTCGGAAGGCCAGTGTTTTCGGCATAGCCTTGCGGCGAGAACGGCGTGCCGTAGGTGAAGATCGCCGCGGTCGTCTCCTTCAGGGTGAGCTCGACATAGCCTCCAGGCTGGAAGGTCCGATCGACAATGCGGAATTCCTTGCTCGTCCAGCCGTAGCGCGCAAGCGTCAGCGTCACGCTGTCGAACAGCTCCAGCGGGTAGGCGCTCATCTTGAAAGGCAGCGTGACCGTGAGCGGGTCGCGACTGTCGCGCAGCATGATGCCGGCGATGTGGAACGCCTGGGCCGCGTAGAAAACGGCAGGCATCGTCACCTCGATGGGCAACTCCATGCCATCGTCCAGGATCAACGCGTCAGCCTTGAATGGCGTGATCGGCGTGAGCACGAAGTTTGCCGACTCGTCCCAGATCCTGGCATTCACGACATTGACCTTGTCGTTGCGCGGCTTGTGCGGGCTGATCGTGATCGGCACCTGAGAAACGGAACCATCGTTGGACCGCTGCACCACGGCAAGGTCATCGTCCGCCAAGGCCATGACGGGCGCTTGATAAGCGCCGGCGCGCACGAAGAACTCGCCTGCGGCATAGGCCCACTCTCCGGCCATCGCCTGGGTAATGTCGTCGAGCACGTCGCGCGCGGAGGTGCCGTACTGGTACACGCCAGCGGCCCGGAACATCGGGACCACGGGCGCCGTGGGCCAGTATTGAAACGGCAGGTCGCATGCATTCGCCGCCGCACCGATGCGGGCGTCCTCGCTGGCGGTCAAGGACGTGCGCTTGCCGAACTGCGGATGCAGCAGAACATGGCGGTCAAGCAACGCAGGGTTGTCAGACCACTGCGTGATACCGGAACGCGGGTCGTACACCTTCGCCCCCCGGATCTGCGCCGTGATCGGCGGCAGACCAGAAGGAAAAGAGGCTTCTTCATAGACGAACTCGCACTCGAGATAGGCCACTCCAGAGGCCCGGTGGTCCGGCGTCCAGGTGTTGGGGAGGTACAGCTGCAGTCGCGCATCGGCGGCCTGCCCGGGAGAACCTAGATGCCAGAACACGCGCGCCGTGGAGACGAACTGCTCCCACTGGTACGAGACTGTGTACGCGGTGCCTGGGTCCGGGTCCGTGATCGTCAGCGTGTTGCCAACAATGGTGTACGGGACACTGTTTGCTGCATTCGGGTAGTACCAGTCGGCCGAACCAAAAGGCACGCCCGCCAGCACAGCGAGCGTGCCGGGTATCGGCGTGTTGACCAGCGTTCGCACTGGGTCGTAGCTGGTGTCCCGCTCGGTGATCTTGTTGATGCGCCCCCAAGGAGCCGTAGTCACATTGCCACTGGCATCGAGGTCGATGGGCGTGTCGCCAAAATACACACGCTCCACCGCATCGATCTCGTGGTGCGCGAGCGCAATGCAGGTCAGGAAGACCGCGTTATGAGGCGCAACGGCCGACTCGAAAAATACCGTACCCCCCTTGCGGACGCGTCCGAGCACAAGCTCCCACGGCCCGGTCGTCGTCTTCGTGTTGACCAGGCGGTCAACCACCGAGGCATCGTATTGCGCGCGTTGTGCACGCTCCGCCTTCCGCTTCTGCGCGCTCGACAGCGCGAGGCTTGCAACAATCGAGACCGCGTATGTGGCGATTGTGATTGCCGTGGCGACGGCGCCTGTGGCCCCAACGGCAGAAATAATACCTGCGGCGATTGCTTGCGGCATCAGATCTTCCAGGCCGCGATGGCGGCATTCATTTCGAGCACGGCGATGCCGTCTTCGCCCGGCGCGAGCACGTTGATGCCGTTGCAGACCCCAAGCATCTCGCGCCCTTCATTCATGACCAGAACCACGTCGCCAACGGCGGCCAGGGCCGGAGGGACTGACGTGCCCAGAAGCGCAGCAGTCAGCGCACTCAGACCGCCGCCCTCTTCGATCAACCGGGCCGCGCCACGCGCATCGTTGTAGGACTCGATGCCCGCCATCGGGTCTCGCCCGGTGAGCGCCCGCACGCCGGCCGCGGCGAAGCTGCAGCAATCGTTCGCGCCCCAGGAGAACGGCATCGCGGACCGATCGCGCACGAAGTCGGCGAAGCGGATTTGCCAGTCGATGAGCCTCATCAGCGGGAACTCGCAAGAAGCCATTGCTTCGCAGGCCAGACGACCCGCTGGCCGGATTGAGAAATTACGAACTCGAAGGCTCGGTCGCCCGGGAACATGCTCTTCTGGTCGGCGTCGCTATAGGTCAGCGGCGTGCCGCGCAGCAGATCGACGGCCGTGCTCTCGGCCGTCACGCCGATCGTGCATGTGTCGCCGTCTTCCTGGATGCTCATGGTGTCGAGCCGCCCGGTCCAATCGATCGGCGCATCGACCACCTGGTAGCTGTCGTTCAGGATGGCCGTTCGGATCGTCACGGGAGTGCCTTGCACGATCGCGGCGTCATCGAGCGCCAGGGAGATGGCATCCGTGCTCACGCCGGACATTTCGAAACTCAGCCCCTTGATCTCCCCGGCGGAGTCGTTGACAGGGCTGATCGCGCCGAGCCCGGCCGCGCCCAGGTACGTCACGCCCGAGTAGTCGAGGTTCCAGTTCGCGCTGCAGAGCGCGACCGGGAACCCGGGGAAGTCCATGTAGACGAGTTGCGCGATGCGCAGCACGCCAGCATTGATCGCCGTGACAGCCGACCCGGCTAGCGTTCTCATGCCACTGCCTCCACAAAGTCCAGGGAAGCGCCCTGCGCGTACCCCGGCACGTACTGAACAGACGAGGTAGACACGAGACGGAAAGGCGCCGTCGGCCGATCCCACAAAACAGGCAGCCCCGCTCCCACGGTGCGGCGAAGCCGGTTCACGAATTTGACGGGCATTGCGCCGAGACCGTCCGCCACCGTGTCTTCCGCCACCATCACTAGCAATCCATCGAAGCCGATCATGTCGCCGGCCTTCAGGGTGTCGCCCGCAGGCGTGCCAATGACCATCGAATCAGCACCAGCGAAAGCCCCGTTTGTCAGCGGGGTGCCGCGCATCGATCCGAGCGGCACCTTGCGGCCGAAGTGGTACAGCAATACCGTGTTGGTCATTCCGCGCAAAGCGGCGATGAAGGCCTCGTGTTTTGCCAAGTCGGCGGTCTTACCAGGCGGCATGGTCATCGACACTAGCCAGCGGTCGTTCAGCAAATCCAGCACTTGCTCGCTGCCGCCATACGGCGACGCATAGGAACGCTGGTTCACGGAGGACCGAAGCGCAAAGCTATTTGGACAAAACCCGGGCGGGAGTGCGATCACACTCATGCGATGGCACCTCCGTATCGCTGCGAGCGCCCAAGCGCAGCTGCCGACTGGGCCTGCGAAGCCTTGATGGCATCGCGCACCATGCTGACGCTCGCCACGTCGCCGACCGTGAAGTTGTTTATGACAGTTCCTCCGCCAGCGCCGCCGGCGAGCTCATGATTCGGGACGATGCGGCCGGCCGTGTTCGGCACGAAGAGTTCGGGCCCGCGCTCGCCGACGATCGAAACTTTGCCTAACGGCGGCGAGCCGCCAGCGGCGAAGAAGCCGCCAAAGTCCTGATTGCCGAACGCAGAGCCAGTGCCGAAGCCGCCGGCGCCCGACCCACTGAGTCCGCCGAGTGCGCTGCTCAAGAGGCCGGCGAGCGGCCCCGTGATCTGCTGCCTGATGACAATGCGCGCGATGTCGCCGATGATCGAATCCACCAGGCTCTTGAAGTCCAGTTTCCCCGTCTTCACGAAGTTGACGAGTGCGTCTTCCATGCCCTTGAAGGCGCTGGTCACAGCCTCTTCGGTTTGCTTGAAGACGTTCTGCGACTCGTCGAAGTAGTTGCGCGCCGCTTCTGACGCGCCGAGCGTGAATGACTTCTGGCGCAATTCGATCTGCGCGTAGTAGTCCTTGTAGCTGTCGATCGACTTTTTCTGGAACTCCTGGATCAGCGCGAGCTCACGCTGATAGTCCTCCTGGCGGCTGGCGAACTTGCCGTTCCTGTTGTCGCGCTCGAGGTCTTGGCGCTTCTGGTCGTAGGTCTGCTCGATCTGATTCAGTGCGGAGGCTAGGTCGCGGCTTTTCCCGCCCTGGCCCATACCGGTGACTTCAAGCTCGCGCGCCTTGTTCGTCACATCGAGGAATGACTGCGCAGCGTCACGCGCATCCGCGAACGCACGGGCGATCTTTGTTGCCGAGTCGGCGGCTTGAATGTCCAGCACCCGCAGGTTCGTCGCCGAGTTCGCGCGGGCCTTGTCCAGGTCGGCGATGGCGTCCTTCAGCTTGCGCTGGTTGTCGATCGCGTCCTTCCCGGACAGTGAGCCTTGCTCCAGCTGCAGCCGGCTGATCGCCTTCTGCATGCTCTCTTGCTCGAGGCGATCCCCTTCGACCTGCAGCTTTCGCCGTTCTTCGAAGTAGTCGGCCTCGCCGATGAGGTTGGCTGCCCGCTGGGCCGAAAGGATCTTGTCGCGGTTGTCGTAGGCGTTGGAGAGCGCCGCCGTGCCCTTCTTGATGTCTTCCAGATCGGCCGCGAGTTGCGCCTTGGCCTCCTGGGCGGCGCTATTGTCTTTCTTGCCCGCGCCGCCGGATTTCGGCGGGGCCGTGGCCGTGAGCACGGGCTTGATGCCAGTGATAGCTCCTGCGAAATTCAGGATGCCGCCCAGGCCGGAAGGATCGGAGGGCGCCACGTTCTGGCCTACTGCCATCACCTTCGCCTGGAACGCGTCGAGCTCCGCACGAGCGCGCTTGCCGTCCTCCTTGACAGCCTCGCTGATGGCGGTGAAGCCGCTGAAGTCCATGCGGATCAGCGCATCGAGTTGGGCGATGATGGCGGAGATTTCTCGTCCCACGCCGAGGAACACGAACCCCACATCGGAACCCACCACGGCCAGCGCTTGAAACACCGAGGTGACAGCCTTGATAGTACCGTTCAGCACAGAGGTCACAGTCTCTACGGTCGCCTGGTTCTTCGCCAGGTCGGCGAACAGCTCCTGCACCTGGGTGAGTGCTGGGATGATGCTGGCGGTCTGCTGCTGGAGAAACAGATCGAACTCTCCACGCAGCCGCGCCGTCGCCTTTGTGAAATCGTCGGCAGCAATGATCTGTTCTTCGGTCAAACGCACCTGGCGATCGCCGCTCTCGGACAGGTCATGCAGGAACGGCAGCAGCTCGGCGCCGGACCTCCCGAAGAGAGCAACCGCAGTCGCGGTCTTGCCAGCGCTGTCGGCGAAGGTATCCAGCGCCTTCGCGACCGCGTCCATCTGTTCGACAGGCGAAAGCCGCTTGAATGCCTCGAACTCCAAGCCAATGTCTGCCAATGCGGTGCCAACGGCCTTTGACTCGTCGTCAGTCTTGGCAAGTGAGGCGGTGAGCTTGATCGAGGCGGCAGCGAACGTGTCGGCGCTGGTGCCAGACAGAACAAGGACCGACTGCAGCGTAGCGATCTGCTCTGCCGAATCGCCGATCTTCTCGGACAGATCCTTGTAGCTGGCGATCGCCTCGACGTTTTTACTCACCACGGCGGCCGTCGTGACCGCCACCAAACCAAGGGCGACACCAATGGCGGCGCCGGCCTTGGTCACTGCGGCTTCAATCTCCTTCGCGCGCTTCTCGGCTAGCTTCGCCGAACGGTTCATGTCCGTTTCGAACGAGCCGGTGCGCGCCATCAGATCGACGACGATGCTGCCAATGGTCATGTTGCTTTTCTCGGTGGTGTGATGCCAGCGGCCTTGAACAGGTCCATGTCGGCGCCGGTATGCCCCGTGTCAGCGGGCGGCCTGAGCCAGTCGAGCTTGCTCTGCAGCGCGTTTTGGTCGCCGCCAGATATGGACATCGAGATCAATGCCGCCGGTCGGTGAAAGCGGTGGTAGTCGTCGAACGGCTCGCTTCGGTACTTCTCGCACCAACCGTCGAACTCCGAAGGCGTGATGACTGACTTCCACTCAGCGACTGACCTGCCGCCAAGAGCGAGGGCTAGTTCGTACCAGAACCACTCTTCGCCCCTGGCGGCGATGCTTTTCCCTTTTCGCCGACCCCGTTCAGAGAAAGGATCGCGGCGAAGAGAGCGTTGCACGGGCCGGGCTTGAGTTGCAGAGCCTGTTCGTAGGTCAGCGCGGGCGAGCCATCGGGCTCGCAGACGCTGGCCGCGATGAGCTTCGCCATGCTGCCGGACCGCACATCCGGGTCGGCCGACTGCTCGGCGATCTGGAACTTTCGGTATTCGACTACCGGCAATTCACGGAAGTGCAGCAGGTGCTTGCTGCCATCGGCGAGCTCTACCTCCCGCTCTTGAATCTCGGCGGAAACGAGGAAGGCTGCGAACTTGTTCATGCCGTCAGCAGGTCCCAGAGCACAGCGCCGCTGCGCTGGATGGTGACCGTGCCCTTCCAGATGTCGTTGCCGGCCACGTCGAGATTGAAGTCAGCGACATAGCCGGTGAAACGAGCCGAAACCCGATCGACGACCGTCTGCATCACCGAGCCGACGGCAGTCGGCACCGTGGCGGCGTCGGAGCTGTAGATTCCCCAGGAGACGCTCGCACCCGATGCCTTGAGCGCGATCAGGTCTTCGTGCGCCGTCTCACCCTTGTGGATGTTAAACGGCACAGTGACCTGGCCGGGAGTGCCAAGGCCGCCGACGAACGTTTCGTCTTCTGTATTGTCCAGGCACGAGGTATTGATCTGGGAACGAGGACCACCCAGACCGGTGATGCCAGTGGCGCAAACGACGCGCGCGACGGCGGTCGGACCCGTGGCCCAGTAGAGGTCGGTGCCTTGTGATTTGATGACGGTACCCATGGTGATGGCCTTTCTTTGGTCGAAAAAAAAGGCCGCTCAATTGCGGCCTGGTGGTTGGAAAAGGTTCCGCTCAGCGCGGCTTGATGAAGTCGAAGGCGAAGCTGATGCGGTAACGCTTCGTGGTCGGGTCTTGTTCGTCGGCGAGGTACGCCACTAAGTGGGCGGCCGGCTCGAGTGCAGCGCGCACAGCGCCAGCGAGCACCTCGATCTCCGCATCCCCGTCGGACCAGCAATCAACCTGCACCCGAAAGAAATCTGCATCGGCGCCTTGGAACGTGTTCTCCGCGGCTCCGCCAGGTACGCTCCATGTGACGTAGGGGGCCGCTACGTCCTGCGGCGCTCGGCCATGGCGGTACGCGCGCACGGGGTCCGTGCCGAGCAGGGCTGTAACGGCTGCGGCGTTCTTCAGCAAAGGAAAGACCAGGGGCAGCATCAGCGACCGCCTTTCGAAACTTTAGCGATGGCGCGGTTCACACCCTTGATCAGTTCCTGCTCGACAGTGGACAGCGCCTTCTCACGCGAACTCATGTACGCCGGCGTCATCCAGGGCTCGGCCTTTTGATGCTCGGTCCCGATCTCCAGATAGCGGCCGGTCGCAACGGCCTTGGTGTCGCGGCCTTCGTATCTCTTGCGGCTGATCAGCACGCGGTAGCGCTCGTTCGCACCGCTGCGCTGCGGATTTGGGTCACGGCGCACTACGATGGCTTTTTCGAGCGTCTTCGTGCTCGCGTACCCAGCTTCTTCTGTGTTCTGCGTGACGCGCCGGACGTTCGCTTGCGCCTCCCTCTGGACCACGACCGCACCTTTGCGCAGCGCCGCCTTCACCGGGCCGCCGCGCTTGCTGGCGATCTCTGGTGGCAAAGCCTTGAGCTTGGCCAGCACGTCGTCGAGGCCGCGCAGAGTACGGGTATCAGCCATTCAGCCCGCCGTGGTTGGGAGCCTGCAGGTCAGCGCCCTCTTCGCCCTCCAGATCGTGAGCTTCGAGCTGCTCTTCCGCGTAGAACTCGCAGCGCACCGTGACGGGTTCGCCGACGCCGAAGCGCACCTCAAACCACTTGGAAGAACGCGGAATGTTGAGCTCCTGCATGAGCATGTCGCGCAACTCGGCACCAGGGCCAGCCATGGTCAGCAAGGTTTGTCTATTGGCCATCGGTCAGCCCCTTTTGGCAGCGAAGCCGCCATTCCCGGCGGCCCGTTCGATCGGTTTCCATGCCGGTGATGTTGTAAAACGCCCCGTCCCAGATCACACGCATGCTCTGAGAAACGTCAGGCACCCATCGAAAGTTGATTCGTGCATCCGTCGGGGCCACGACTGTCTGGGCCTGCACCGACTCAAGGCCTGCGCCTGTCAGGCATTCAGCCGCCATGTTCGTGTAGACATCGACCCACTGCAGCGAAACACTGCCCGTGTTCACGTCTTGCACCTGGACCTGCTTCTGGATCGTGATCCGATGCCGCAAACGCTGAGCCAGCACGTCAGATCCCCATCTCGACGCGATAGGGCTGCACCATCGTCTCAGCTGCCTTGCGCAGCGCGGCAATGTCGGCCGGCGCCGCGGCGTCGACCTTGGCCTGCACCAGAAGACACACTGCCGGGTAGACCTCTGGCGCGATGGTTTCAGGCGTGGGCACCACCTCGGGCAGCGGCGCGCCGTCGGCGGCCACGAGCGGCGGATAGTCCTGCGGCAAGGTGGGCAGCTGGGTGCGATTCAGGAATCGGCACAGCTCCGATTCGCTCGCGTTCAGGTGCATTTGCAGCATGACATCGTCCGCGTCATGGGTGTACCGCAGCGCCGCCTTCACGCTGGCCAGGGTGGTGATGCTCACGATCAGGCCTTCCGAGAACGGCCGGTCTTTGCAGGGGCCGGCGCACGGGCCGAACGCGGAGCAGGTGCGGGGGCAGCGGCCACCTCGTCGGCATAGACCGCCACGCCGGCATCATTGACCAGGTGGGCGGCCAGCACGTCGGAGACGTTGGCAAAGTCGCCGGGGCCGAAGCCGCCGACCTGGGAGTTCGAACCGAACTTGGTGAATTTCACGCGCATGGTGTTCTCCAGGTGAGCGAGGGGCAGGCCGCGCGGCCCACCCCTCTATGCCGATCAGGCCGGCGTCAGGTCGCCGCCGCGCACGGCGGCCGGCACTTCCGTGGCCAGCGCCAGGCGGCGCTCGGCGCGGATGGTCACCAGGTTCTTCGTGAAGTTGTCCGAATCGGACTCCGAGAGCTCCACGGTGACGCCTTCGCGGTTGTAGACCGTGTAAGCCTGGCCGAACGCGCCGACAGCGAAAGTGTCAGCTGCAACGCCCACCGACTGGATCACCGGGATGCCGAACAGGCGAGTCACGCCGGCCTGGTCGACCGACACGCGCGCCTGGCCGCCCGGAGTGACCAGAAGCTCGATCTCGATCTCGGCCCAGTCGATGGGGTTCAGCAGCACTGCATCGGCCGGGTAGCCAGCAGCCCACGAAGCGGCCATCACCTTACGGATCAGGACCACCTTCTTCAGCACGGTGCCGAGCGCTGCATCGGCAATGCCGTGCGGCGTGTAGTTTCCCGTGTCGAAGATGCCAGAGATGTTGGGCGCCACGCCGTCGCCGACCACGAGCTGGGTTTCGACCTTGCGGTTGACGCCATAGCGCATGCGGTTGTTGACGTAGGCGGCCAGCGCGGCGTTGTCGGCAGCGAGCTGGCGGCTGATCTTGATCCAGTGCGCCACGGTCGACACCGGCATGTTCACCAGGGCGAAGGTGATGGCCGATTCTGCTTTGGCAGCGCCTTCAGCGGCTTCTGCCGCGTTGTTCGTGAAGGCGGTTTCCTTCGTGAACTCGATGGCATTGCTGCTGGTCGGCAGCGAGTTCAGGAACGATTCCATGGTCAGCATCTGGGCAGCACCCGGCACGATGGCCAGGCGGCGGTCGGGCGCCACGGTGGCGTCGCTGCCGGTCAGCGTGTTCTTGACTTCGATGCGCGCCTTCTGCGACTGGCCCGCTTGGAAGGCCTTCAGCGATTCGGCCTTGACCACCTGCGAACCCCAGGTTTCAGCGAGCTTTGGCTCGGGGGTCACAAGGCCCTTCTGCTCGAGCTTGGTCAGCCGGTCGGCGAATTCGCGCTGCGACGTGCCGAGGTTGTCCAGGGCGGTCTTGGTGTCTTCGCTGACCTTGCCGAGCGTCTTCATCTCGCCATCGGCCTTTTCGGACATCGCCTTGAGGTTGGTCTCGATCTTGTCGAGCTGCAGGGTGACGGTCTTCAGGTCGATCTCGCCGGCCATCGCCAGCATGCCAAGGCCCGCCAGCATATCGCCGTGCGAAGCCACGAGGGCAGATAGGTCGACGCCGGCGGCTTGCGCGCCGATCGACACGAGAGCCAAGGCGCAGACGGCCAGAGCAAGGATGGAACGGAAGCTGGAACGGAACATGGTTTGCCTTTCAGAAATGAAAATGCCGCCCGAAGGCGGCTGAGAACGGTTTGCGGAATGCGCGCTGCTATGCGCCGATCTGTGCGAGCCGGGCGAGCCGGTCCTGCAGTTCGGACAGAGCTTTCGCCTCGACAGTCCTGGCGGCGGGTTCCCCCTCGACACCCAGCACCTTCTTGACGCGGGCCACCAGCGCCACGGCGGCCCCTTTGCTGAGGCCGCCTGCATCCCGCAGAAAGCTCTCAAGATCTCGAATCGATTCGATTCCGTCGATGACCTCGACGAAGTCGCCGCCCTTGACGCTGGCGCCATCGATGCGCGCGGCGCCGTCGGCCGGGAACACCACCGGCGACACTTCCATGAGCTTGGTCCACTTGCGGATGATTCGGCCCTGCTCGGTGTCTTCGTAGTCGCCGGCACGCACGTATCCGCCGATGCTCAGGCCGTCCAACGTGCCGTGCAGCATGGCTGCACGCACATCGGAACTCAGGCTCAGGCCCGGCGTGAGTTCGCCCTCGACGTAGAGACCATGGTCGTCTTCGCGCGCGGTGGGGTACTTGCCGATGGGCATGCTCCACACGTGGTTGAAGAACATCTTCGGCTTGCCGTCGTTGCGCAGCGTGGAGGCGAAGGCACCCTTGATGATGGTGTCGCCATAGGAATCGACACCACCGAAGACGGAGGCGTAGCCGGCGAACTTGCCGGTGTCACCTTCCATCTTCAGGTTCACGTCACTGAGCTTGAGGGTCTTGCGAAGAAGCATCGTTGCCTCCGGTGATGGTGGGTTTGACTTTGCCGAGCATTTCGATCGGCAGTAGGTTGGCTTGCACGGTCAGCACATCGCCTCCTGGCAGCGGCGGATCGTTCTCGAGCTGGCGCAGCTCGTTGCGGGTCGCCAGGCCGTTCTGAGCGCGCTTGGCGGCGATCTCCGCCCTGTCTTTGGCGCTGCCGCGCAGCAGCGCGTCCAGATTGAATTCGATGGTCAGGCGGGCGCGCTGCGCGGACGACATAACCCGCTTGCGCGTGGCCTGCTCGATATTCACCAGCATGGGCCGCACAGTGAGCTTGTAGAAGCCGTCGACGATCTGCTCGATGCCGGAACCCCAGGTAGTCACGTTGGCGTGGTGCACCAGCACGGGCGGCACGTCGTACCAGCGGCACAGTTCTTCCACGCCGTAGCGGCGCGTTTCAAGCAGCTGCTGCTGCTCGGGCGACAAGCTGAGCTGCTGGTACTTCATGTCCGCCTCCAGCACATGGAGACGGTTCACGGCGCCGACCACCAGCTCGCCGAAGTTCTCCTTCACGCGCTTGCGCTGCTCGGGCGTCAGGAGCTTGTCGACCATCAACACGCCGGTCGGCTTGCCGCCGTTACCGAACCAGCGCGTGGCGGCACCCTGCGCAGAGGCCGCTTCGTTCACCGAGGCACGCATGAATTCCAGCTTCGCCAGGCCCACGGTGCCATTGCCAAGATTCTTGATGTGCAGCACGCTGTCTTCGGACAGCACCGCCACATCGTTCCCGAGCCGGTAGACGTAGACCATGGCGCCGTCATCGAGCACCTCGACCGTGACCTGGTCGGCTGGCATCGGCCACAGCGCGAGCGCTTCGCCGTTGGAGTCCCGGTCGATCCGCGCATAGGCGTTGCCGCGCAGATCGTGATTCATCATCATGGCGCGCCAGAATTCGAACGGCGTCATGCGCGCGTTCGGGCTGTCGTGCAGGAGGCCGTACAGCCTGCTGTTGGGTGCCAGCGTCTTGTGGCCGCCCTGCCCGCGCTCGTACGCGAAAAATGGAAGGCTGGCAACGATGTTGGCGCGTCGTTCGATGCAGGCCCACACGGTGCTGATCTGCAGCGCACCGTCGACGGCGATGTTCGGTTGCCCCTCCACCAATGCCGTCGCCGGGACCGGGTTCTGCAGGCCCTCCGTCTCGGCCAAGGCTCCGCCGCCCCAGCGAAACCAGCCGAGGAGCTTAGAAATTTGAGTGGCCATCAGGTTTGAATTGGGTTGTCGAGGAACTGATCGAAGGTGCCCCGCGGATCGTCGACACAGGCCCGGCTGAGCGCCATGACCAGCGCCACGATGCCATCGATCCGGCCGCTTTCCTTGCTCTTCTTCTTGTCCGGCCTGAAGTTGCCGTTCGTGTCAAACAGAAGCGCCACGTTCATGGCGCACCAGCGAAGCACCGGGTTGCCGCTGTGACTCAGCCTGCGGCCGTACACCAGCTTTTCAAGGAAGCTGGAACCCGGATACATACCGCCCGTGTTCTGCGGCACCTCGACAAGCGGCACGCCTTCCTCGAGCAGCTCGTTGCAGAGCTGCTGCGCGTTCCACCGGTCAAAGCCGATGTCCACCACCTGGTATTCCTGCATGGCCTCGGTGACGGCCCTGCGCACCGGCGCGTAATCCGTCACATCGCCCTGAGTCGCAGTCAGCCATCCTTCGGCCTGCCAGCGCTTGTAGGGCGCTGCGTCGTCCTGCTCCTGCTGGTCGACTTTGGATTGAGGGCACCAGAACCGCACCAGCACGCGCCATGGCTCGCCATCTTCTTCAGGCGGAAACACCAGCGCAAAAGCCGTCAGGTCGCGCGTGCTGGCCAGGTCCAAGCCGCCGAAGCACCGCCGTCCGCGGAGCCGTGCAGGGTCGAATGGCCTTGCGCCCTTGTCCCAGACATCCATCGCGAACCATCCATCGGCGCTGTTGCACCAGATGTTCAGGTCCTTCGTCATGAAGTTCGTCAGCGCGCCGGGCAGCGCCGCGGCCTTTCGAGCCATGCCGCGCATGTACTCCAGCGTCTTCGAGCGGCCCAGGCCAGGATTCGCCTTCGGCCAATTCCTTTCGTCCAGCGGGTCGTCGCCTTCGTCCAGGGTGTACACGTAGCCGAAGAAGGCATCGTCGACGCGCTTGCCGGACAGCACGCCCAGCAGGTAGCCACGTAGCTCGGTGCAAATCCCGTCGAGGATGAAGCCGGCCGTGGTGATGGCCGAGAGCAACGGCTGAGCGCGTGCACCGAGAGCAGACTCCATCACGTCCCACACGTCCCGCGTCTTCTGCGCATGCAGTTCGTCGAACAGGATCGCGCTCGGGTTCAGGCCGTCCAGGTTCTCAGCGTTCGCCGGCAACGGGGCGAACACGCTGGTCTCCATCTCGACCTTCTCTTGATTCAGCCCTCCGAAAACCTTGAACGACCGCGCCGCGCCGGCCGACCGCTTCACCCAGCGCTTGATGTTGTCGAAGGCCGGCTTGAACACGGTCATCGCCTGCGCACGTGTCGTGGCCACCGCGTAGACCTCAGCGCCGATCTCTCCATCCATCGCCAGCAGGTAGGCGCCCTGCGGCCCTTTCCATGTCGACTTGCCGTTCTTCCGTGCGACCTCTTCGTAGCCGCGGGTGAAGCGCCGCACGCCGGAATCGGCGCGCCGCCAGCCGTAGAGCACCGCGGTCCAGAACTTCTGCCACGGATCGAGCAGGATCGGCTTGCCTGCGAGCGGCCCCTTGATGTGAACGAAGAAGCGCTCGATGAACTGGATCACGTGCCAGCCATGCTCGGGGCTGAACACCAACCCCCTTTTTCCAGCCTCCTGCAGGTCAACGTAGTGCCGCAGCACCGCGAGGTAAACCCATTTGCCGACAAGGATCTTGCCGCTCAGCACCTGCAGGCCGTAGGCCTCATCCCACTCCTGCAGGACCTTCGGCGTCAGTGCCGCGACACGCTGCCGGGTGACGCGGTAGCGTGCTCGACGAGCGCGCTGAACAGGTCGTCCTGCTTGGCCTGCTCGCCCGTGTCCTTTCGCACTCGGGCCAAGCTTGGAATGGTCAGACACGCTTTCGGCAACCATTGGCCCAACTCCATCTTGAGGCGCTTCTCGTCCTCGGCCCACGGCGTCGGGCTGAACCAACCGTTCTTCGATTCCTGGGTTCGGCCCTCGGCTTCGCAACGCTCGCAGGCCTTGAGCCAGTCGGCGAAGGTCCGCACGATGATCGCAATCGGCATGCCAGCGGTAAGGTGCTCGATGCCGGCCTGGCGCAGCGTTTCGCAGATGTGCTCGTAGAGCGCCAGCTCGTCGGCGCTCAGGCTGATCAGCATGGGCGGCGCCGGTGAGACGATCTCTCCGACCTTGGACGCAACAGCGTCTCCGCCGACGGCTGGAGGCACAGCGGCGAAGTTGACTTTGCTATCCATTGCCTTTCCCCTTAACCCCCGGGGGGTAGTTTTCACTCCCCATGAAATCCCGACTAGGCGCCCGGTTTCCAGTGGCAGGGTCCAGACTTTTGATCCCCCCTACCGGGTGCACTTCTTACATTTTTCTCATCCCGCCGCGCCGCGCTCGCAGCGCCTCGGCCAGGCTCTTCGATTCGTGGCACGGCTCGCAGAGACCCTGCTCGTTCGTGTCATCGTCAAGCCCGCCTTCAGCAAGCGGGATCACGTGATCACGCTGCGTTGCGAGAGTGACGAGCCCAACCTTCTTGCACTCGGCGCACAGTGGCTCGCGCATGAACAGCGCAGCTCGCCGCGCCTGAAGACGACGCCCTGTAATGCGCTTGGTTGCAGTCGGCTTCTTGCGCCATGGGTCGCGCTGATGGTCTGCGCATCGGCCCGCTGTGGTTGCCAAGGAACGGCAGCACGGAAAGCTGCACGGACGCGGAGCTGCTGTAGGCATGGACTCGATCTCGATGCCGAGCACGCGATGCAAACAAAAAAGCCCTCCATTGCGGAGGGCTCTCGTCTGAGCTTTACCGGCACCGCCGCCTCCGTCATGGATGGGCGACCCTTATGCCTATGCTCAGTCGTTGGAACGGATTATATGTTCTAAGTTTTCTTCGATGTCAACAATCATTCGTCACACCCCACGATTGATGAGCATCTGCCTGCCATCGCGCAGAAGCGCAGCCAAGCCAGCCATCGACGTTCCGATAGCTTGGCATGCCCGCTTTGGATTGACTGGCTTCACGTACGACCAATTGATGGCCGCACGATGTGCCGCCGGCAATGCTGCGACAGCTTTCGCAACATGCGCCGCGTCCATTCGATCCACCGAGTAGCCGCAGTAAGCCACCTCCCCGCGTACACGAGGCGGCGGCGGCGTCATGCGGAACATTGGCGACGTGATCGATTGAGACGTTCCGTTGCACCACAACCCCCAGTTGCGCAAGCGCACGTCGATGGCGCGATGCGCTGGCTCCACTCGATGGAAATCGATCTCTCCCGTCTTTGGCCGCCCCCGATCAGCGCCGAAGAATTCGACTTCTACAACCTCAACCCACGGCGCCTCAGCCTGCAACATAAGCGGTTTCCTTTTCTTGATTTGAAGATTGCCAGCCGTCCACCATCACGCCTCTTCTGCTGTTGCGCGCATAGGGATGCATGCGAATTCCGGTCACCGTGCACACCCGGCGCGGCAAGAGCTCAACCAAACCCTCTTCGCTCAGGCATGCGTATGCTCGCCGCGAAGGCAGCGCACTGCCGTACCGCGCCCTCCATGCCCGCCGTAGTTCAGCAGGCGTTAGCCCTTGCCGCTCGCCTCCGATCCCAATCTCGAAGTCCGCGATCAAGCGGTAGGCACGGCTTGTCTGACACTCGCTCATGCGGCCCTCCTCGCCGACCATGGCCCCACGCCGGCGCCATCAAAGACGGCACGACGGTAGGCATGCCAGTGCACGGCCTGCTGGTCATCGGTGTAGGCATTTCCCAATGCCTCGAGGCTGTAGGGCATTCCCATCGATGCGCCCATTGCCTTGATGCCGTCGGACGTTTCCCACCAGGTGGCAGGCACACCCGCAGCAACCACATCACGCCAGCGCTCGCCGTGAATCCACGAACTTGCCAATGGCACGAACCGCCCCTCTGCACGCGTCCATTCGTCACCGAGCATCTGCTCAGCGACTGCAGCGAGGATTCGCAACTGCAATGCCACGTTCGGCCGCAACTTGTTCCATTGCCGGCGCGCACGCTGCTCGGCCTTCTTCCGCGGGTAGATCCGCCAAAACGCATCGAAGCCATCGTCGACCGCGTCCGGCTGTTCGAGCGTTTGCATCGAATCGCACTCGCCCCCCGCTTCGGCGGGGGGTTGGGGGGTCTTCTTTGTTTCATTACGGTTCTTGACGATTAGTGTCCGCGTGGCGGACCGGTTCAGTCCGCCACGCGGACCGGTAGAGTCCGTCTGGCGGACCGGTTCGTCTGGCGTACCGGTCCGTGTGGCGGACTGGTTTGGCGGGTTGTCCACAGCTTCTGCTGTGAATTTCGCCGGCTCAACCCAGTAGGTGGTTTTGCGCCCGTTGGTGCGATCGGCGCGCACGACGCCCATCTTCCCCAACAACGCAATCGCATCGATCACCGCCGTGCGCCCGAAGCATGTTCGTTCGCAGATCCGCTCCAGACTTGGCCAACAGAAACCTTCGTCGTTCGCCATGTCGGCGAGCGCGATCAAGACCGCCTTCGCGGGCGGCCTCATTTGCAACGGCCAGCATTGGCCCATGATCCTGGTGCTCAAGCCGCCCTCGCCAAAGGCTGGACAATGCCCGTGGGCTTGCCCGCCTGGTTGAGCGCCGCCATGCCGGCGCGAAGGCCTTGGGCCGCCGCAACCAGCTCGCCAATGGCGCGATCGATGCGCAGCATCTCGTTGTCGCTGACTTTGCCATCAGACAATGAGCCGCAGGCCTCAGCAATCAACTCGGCCGACTCGCGCGATGTGTCGGCCAGCGCCTTCAAGCACTCGCTGCTCGCCACATCCAACGCCGGAGGGAGCGGCACAAGCAGACAGCCCATCTGCGCGCCCAACGCCGTGGCATAAGCCAGGGCATCTGGCGTGCGCAGATCGAAGCACATCGCTGAAATCTCGGCTGCGTCAACGGCGCCGAGCTTGAAGCCATGCGCGCCGCGCAACTCCTTCTCCAGCGTAGACGGCGACTTGTCCAGCCGCGGAGCAACGGCGTCGACACCGCCGGGGTAGTTGCGCACCATGCGCCGAATCGAGTCAAGGATGTTCATATCCACCTTGCAGAAAAAACGCCATAGCCGAGCCAGCGCTGACACAAGACACTGGCGCCATGACAACGAAGAAAAGCACCTGCCGCCCCAGCGCGCCGAACACCGCATACCTTCCCGCATGCGGCGATCTCGGAGACAAGGAGAAAAAACTGAAAGGCGCGCCAGTTGGTCCGGCGGCAGGCAGAAAAGAAAATCCAGAACTCGGCCATCACGGCGACCACTTGGCAACAACAGCACCGACTTGGGTCGACGTGGGCGTTCGCTTGGGGTACGGCCAGAACCTATGCATCGTTGCCCCAGTCTCTGCCGGCCTTGGGAATTTGCTCGTTAGCACGAGCAATCCACGTGCTACCAGCCAGCCAGCAAGGCAGGAGAACGAACACTCCCCAGATGCCGAAGAAGATCAGCGAGGCATCCACGGATCAGCCCCGGCCTTCGTCGCCACGCTGCTCATCCATGCGCCGCTTGAGGCCGGGATTTCCAATGGCGACGAAGAAGAGCACCACCCCTCCAGCGGCCGCCAAGGCGCCGACGATGCACAGCAGATAGAAGTAGAAGTCGCGCATGGCCTATCACTCCTTGGAGTCGAGAAGCAAGGTGCTAACCGCCCAGAGGAAGCCAGCAACTGCGAGGCAGCTCACGAGGCACAGCACGACGAAAGCTGCAGGGGTCATAGGTCAAGCCGTCGCGTGGCTCTTGGTGCGCTTGGCCTTGGCATCGCACTTCACGACCAGCTCACGCAACTTGAGGGCTGCGTCGGCTGCGTCAGCGATCTCGCCAGACTCCCAGCGCGAGAGCCGGGTCTGCGAAATGCCGGTGCGACGGTAGATCTCGCTCTGCGACAGGTTGTGCTCCTGCCGGAGGCGCATCAAAAGACGGCGGGTTTCGCTTTGCTGAGTGCTCATAAAGCGCAATCCTAGGCGATGTCGCATAGTAAATCAATGCCGAATCGCATTATTTTTTTATGCATAGTGCGCGCATGAACGGACCCGAGCTCATGAAGGCGCTTTTGGCCGCGGCCGAGACGAACCCCTATCGTCTCGCCACGAGCCTGAAAAAGCCCCCTCTTCAGTCCTATGTCTCAAAGTTCATGGCGGGGAAGGTGAAGGAGCCGCGCCGCGATTCCCTGCGCCCGGTTGCCGAGCACTTCGATGTGCCGCTGGAAGCCTTCTACGATCCGATCCTGGCCGACCAGGTGGCGGCGGAGCGCGGCTTCATTGTTGGGGCGCCGCCGCGACCAAAGCTTGTCGAGCCCATGGCCGAGCCATCGGAACTGGCCGTCGCTTTGGAGGTACTTTTGGCTTCTTTACAAGATGCGGACAAAAGCATTCGTATTGCAGTTGCCCCATTGCTGGCCGCTATGGCAGCCGACCCTGCCGACGGAAAAAATCAATCGGATCTAGTCCTAAAGTTGCTGGTTGCTGATCGTGACAAACGTGACAAACTTACTCAAGATCGAATTCGAGAACCTCACATTTATGTTGAGGACCTTGGTGTAGATCTAGGAGATAGAAATGGTCGAAGTAATACCGATAAGGCGGCGGGAGGCCGCAAAAAGTGACACTGCGAGAGCGCTCGCGGGCCTGACGGAAAAAGAAGCATCGGGCGAGCTGGAGGGCTCAATCCTGATTGGTTACGCAAAGCACGGGACAGAGTTTCACGTCCTTGGCGCGTGCGCCGAACGCCTGCAGCTTGGCGTGCTGGCAATGGTGAAGGGCTTAAGCATCATCACCGACAAAATCGTGGCCACCGGAACAGCGGGCAGCACCAGGTCAGACTCGGTGAATGCAACATGGGAGGCAGCGCCAAAACGCAGAACACCACGGCGCCTGATCGAAGCCACCGAACTAGGGGATCTCGAGTGAACAACCAGGCTGCGAACAAACGTGGTGTCATGTACGAGGCTGGGCGCCAATGGGGGCGGATGTCCTGGCGGTCACGCCTGGGCGCAGTTGGCAGCGCTACCGCCCTAGGCGCGTCGGCCGTCGCGTTGTTTGCCGCTTGGCCAAGGCCATCAACCGCGCCCGCTATCGCTGTGGCCGCAGCGCCAACGCCAGCACCTATTAGTGCGACGCCGACCACTCCGGCGCCAGCGCGCCAACTCACAGCTGTTGCGGCTCCAAAGCCCAACGATCCAAACGCCATCCCCGGTACATGGCGGGAGTTTCAAGCATCACCGCGCAAGGACGATCAAGCGGCGGTGGCTCAGATCGAGAAGGCCGAGTGGTGGAAGAACTGTGCTGCTTGGGGCAGCGAGGCGCGCAAGAAGACGCCATCTCGGAAAATGTGGGCGCTACAGACATACCTCCAGGCCACTTCGGCGATCAACGGCGTGGACCTCGGAGGCGTTCGCGGAAAGGTCCCCGAGGTCGGGATGACAACTTGCGGCGCCTTTGCAGTCATGGGCGCGCCAGAGGACATCAACCGCACAAAGAACGCTGGCGGCGAGCGCATCCAATTTGTTTGGCGTACCCCTCGTGTCTACGCTTACACCTACACCTCAACCGGGGACGGAAACGCCCTGATCAACTCAGTCCAGTACTGACTTCCAACGACTCCACGCGCGCCGCCTCCGGGCGGCTTTTTTGCGCCTACTAAAAATATTTCACTTTGACTATGCGATTCGGCATTGACAAGACTAAGCGATAGCGCATAATCCATTCACTCGCCCATCACACAGGAGTGAATGCAAATGGCAACCACGAAACCCAAGGCCTCGCGCAAGACGCCGCAATTGCGTCTCAGCCTAGCTCAGCAACTCGCCCACGATCACGCCATGGCCGTGCTGCAGAGCACCGCGACGGTTGAAATCCTGGATGAAGACGGCAAGCGCACGGATCGCCTGGTCTATCTCGGCCAGGAGTACGCGAGCAAGTTCTCAAAGGCTCATGGGCTGACATCATGAGCTGCGCACGAATGCACATCGAACGAGTTGCGCGCCAGCAGTTGGCCGCGCCTGTTGCGTTCGACGAGCCGCACTTCCTCTTCGACAGTGAGTGCGACCTGCCGAAATTCGAGGCACACCAGCTCACCGTGATCGAGATGCCCGAGGACTCGGCCGCAGACACCCCGGCGCCGACAGCGATCGAGTATCTCAATGCAAAGAACGGCCGCCTGAGGCTGGATGTCCCCCACGTGCGCGACGAACTCAAGGTTCCGATGCGCGGCAACGTGCCGGACGAATGGAGTCTTGTATGAGCGCGCAGAACATGCCAGCCCTGCGCATGAACCCATGGGCGCCCGACCGCGATCCGCGCCAGGCCCGGCGCATCGGGAAGACGCTCGAAGAGGTCAACGAGCTGGGCGCCGTGCTGGCGCGAATCAGCATCCAAGGCATTGACGCCATCGACCCAGCAAGCGGCAAGACGAATCGCCAGCGGCTGCACGAAGAAACCGCCGATGTCCTTGCGCAGATCGAGTGCAACGTGCGTGCGTTCGACATGGACAAGAACGCGATGTTCGACCGGCAGGAAATCAAGGTCGAGCAGATGCTCGACTGGGAGCGCCACTTCGACGAAGTAGCCATCTCGCCCGCGGCCGAAGCGACCCCATTCATCCCGGCCCGCAAAGAGATGGCGAAGCACAGCGTCAGCGTGGAGTGGCGCTTTGCCATACCCCCAGCCAACACGCGCCGCGTCGTGGTCCAGCAACGGCAAGACGGTCCCTTCCGAGGGGACCAGGTCGGCGCCAGCGGTTACTACTACACCGGCATCGAGGAATACAGCGGCCAGTGGAAGCATGTGGCCGGCTCGAGCACGGGCGGGCATTCGAGCTTTTCCGCCGCGATGTCGGCCGCCGAAGACCAATGGCGCGTTGCCAGCGCCAAGGGCATCGGGAGCGCGCAATGAACCGCTCGCGCTACATCGTCGCCCTCGCCTCCGGCGCCGCCACGTTCATCGTGCTGCCCATCGCCCTCGCAGTGCTGATGGTCTACGGCTGGAGTACGCCGTGATCGTCATCGTCCAACCCACGCGACGCCGGCCCAAGGCCGTCCTGCCCACCGGCCCCATCGGCGGCCTTGCCGACCCGCGCTTTTCGTACACGGAGAGCGTTGCCACCGACATCCGCAAGACCTTCCGGCGCGTGCGCGCCGAGCAGAAGAAAGGCGCACGCCTGTGACCACCATCACCACCGGAATTTTCTTCGTGGGCAAGGACCGCCCGAACCGCCCAGCCGCGAGCGAGCATCTGAACGATGCCGGCGAGTACGTGCTGAAGGTGCGCTGCATCGACAACCAGGGCAAGGGCCGCGTCGAAGGTTACATCGTGCGCTGGGTCGGCCCGCAGGCGAAGGCCTGGCGCCAGGCGCATATGGACCTCAAGGCCGGCGACATCCTGCGCCTCGAGCTGGAGAACCCGCGCTCGATACCCGGCAGCACCGGCATGCCGGAGACGCACGCCACCGTGCGCACGTGCGAGCTGCTGTCCGCACGCAGCCTTTCCGACGCGCAGGCCGCCTGACCCATGGCCCACGACATCGTTTCCCTGGACATGGTCAAGCGTGAGGCCCATGCGGCAGCCGAGCGCGGACTCACGCCCGCCGACGCCTGCCGCTGGCCCTTCGCCAGCGCCGCCGGCCAGGCCTTCAAGAAGTTTTTCCACGAACACAAGGCCGCGCTCACAGCGCTGGGCCAGGAGCCGAAATCATGAGCTGGATGATCACCGCCACCGGCGCCGAGTACCACCTGACGGGCGCCGCCTCGCTGACCGACGCCGGTCGCCCGGTGCGCATCGAAGACATCGCGCACCAACTCGCCATCATCAATCGCTTTCACGGCGCAACGAAGCGCCCGTACAGCGTGGCCGAACACAGCCTGCTGTGCAGCGAGGTCGCGCAGCGCATCGGCCTCTCGCTGGTCGCGCAGATGGCGGCGCTGCTGCACGACGGGCACGAGTCCTACACCAACGACCTGAGCAGCCCAGCGAAGGCCGCCGTGAACCTGCGCAGCGCCTTCAGCGGCGGCACGCATGCGTGGAATGTGTTCGAGACGGAGCACGCCAAGACGGTACGTGCCAAGTTCGGCCTGCAGACGGTGTTCACGAATCACCGCGCCGGCCTGCGGCGCATCGACCTGGTGGCACTGGCCACGGAGCGCCGCGACCTGACGCTCTGGAACGCCGAGACGCACGCCGGCTGGGACGTGCTGGGCGACAACGAGGAATCGCCGGACCGGCGCATCGCGCCGCTCGACTGGCTGCGACTGGACACGCCCGAGCGCGAGGCCATGACGTGGAAGGACTGGCGTCAGGCATTCCGCGACCGCTTCGACGAACTGCAGTTCGGCATCGAAGCCGGCCACAGGGGCGCCGCATGAAGCGCGTCAACCCCATCGACCGCTCGCCGCTGGCCCTGACGGTGGACACGTCGTCCGTGCTGCGCGTGATCGTCGGCACGCCGCTGCTCGAGGGCGGCGCCATTGCCAACGGGCACGGCCAATCGGCCTCCATGGCGCTCGACCAGTTGCAGAACCGCGGCATGGTGCGCACCCAGGGCGGCACGCGACGCGACGGCACGCCAATCACCCGCTACGTCGCCACGCGCAAGGGCGCGAGCGCGCTGGACCGCTACGACGCGGCCATGCGCAAGAAGGGGCCGGGGTTCATCGTGGCCAGCTCGTTCGCGGGCGAGCCGTACAAGTGCCCGGAACTGGGGCGCACGTGCCAGAGGCCGGGCGCGTATGACGCGTTCGCGCTGCCGAGCCTGTTTGGGCAGAACCGGGTGTTCCCGAAGGCCGTCGAATGAACGCCGCCGATATGTTCGCCGGCGCCGGCGGCTTCTCCACGGGCGCCAAGATGGCGGGGTGCACCGTCGTCTGGGCCGCCAACCACTGGCGGGCAGCAGTCGACGTGCATGCAGCCAACCACCCGGGCACCGAGCATGCCTGCCAGGACCTGCACCAGACCGACTGGCGCGACGTGCCGGCACACGACCTTCTGCTGGCCTCGCCGGCATGCCAGGGTCACACGCATGCGCGCGGCAAAGAGAAACCGCACCACGATGCGCAGCGCAGCACCGCATGGGCAGTCGTATCGGCTTGCGAATACCACCGTCCGGCGGCGGCTGTCGCCGAGAACGTGCTCGAATTTTTGAAGTGGGAGCTGTTCCCGGCTTGGTGCGGTGCCATGAAGGCGCTGGGCTACGCGATCGCGCCACACGTCATCAATGCCGCCGATCATGGCGTCCCGCAGGAGCGAGTGCGGCTCTTCCTGGTGTGCACGCGCAGCAAACATCCGCTGGAGCTGAACTTCACGCCACGCAGGCATGTGGGCGCCGATTCATTCGTCCGCTTCGACACCGGCAAGTGGTCTCCCATCAACAAGCCGGGCCGCGCAGCGAACACCATCGCACGGGCGAAGGCCGGCCGCGCGCGGTTTGGGAATCGCTTTGTGATGCCGTTCTACGGCAGCGGCTCCGGCCTCACTGGCCGCTGCCTCTCTCGCCCATTGGGCACGGTGACCACCGTGGATCGCTGGGCCGTCGTCGACGGCGACCGCATGCGCATGCTCACGGCGTCGGAGAACTGCGCCGCCATGGGCTTTCCCGAAGGCTACAAGCTGCCGAGCCAGCACCGGCAGGCCGTGCACATGCTTGGCAATGCGGTTTGTCCGCCGGTGGCGCGCGATGTGATCGCCGAAGTGATGAGGGCCGCATGACCGAAGTCACCCGCCCCGCGCTGCGCTACCACGGCGGCAAGTGGAAGCTCGCGCCTTGGTTGCATCAGTTCTTTCCGCCGCACCGCGTGTACGCCGAGGCCTTCGGTGGCGGGGCTTCTGTGCTGCTCCGCAAGCCGCGGTCGTACGGCGAGATCTATAACGACCTCGACGGCGAGGTGGTGAACGTTTTCCGCATGCTGCGCGAGCGCGGCGCCGAACTTCGCGAGCTGCTTGCGCTCACGCCTTTCGCACGCGCCGAGTTTGACCAGTCATACCTCGCGAGCGCCGACCCACTGGAACAGGCACGGCGCACCATCGCCCGCTCGTTCATGGGCTTCGGCTCCGCCGCGGCAACTGGCGAGCGCAGCGGCTTCCGCGCCAATTCGAATCGCAGCGGCACCACACCGGCGCACGACTGGGCCAACTTGGCGGACGCGGTGCCCGCGCTGGTCGACCGCCTGCGCGGCGTCGTGATCGAGAACCGTGATGCTTTGGCAGTTGCCATCCATCACGATTCGCCGACCACGCTGCACTACTTCGATCCGCCGTACGTGCACAGCACCAGGTCAGACAAGGTCCGCGGCACAGCCACCGCAGGCCGCGCATCCGGCAAGGCATATCGGCACGAAATGGATGATGAGGCGCACCGCTCCTTCGCGCTCGTGGCTCGCAGCCTCGAGGGCATGGTGGTGATTTCCGGCTATCCCTGCGACCTCTACGACGGCCTCTTCCACGATTGGGAGCGCTTCGACCGCCCGGCCTTCGCCGACGGCGCACGTTCGCGAACGGAAGTTGTCTGGCTGAACGCCGCCTGCTCGATTGCCCTGCACCGCGCCCGCGGCGGCCTCTTCTCGGAGGCCGCAGCATGAACCGCGCCCAACGCCGCGCCACGCATCGCCGCATGTCGATGCCCGCGCCGAACCCCACCACCTGGGCGGCCGTGATCGCCGCATGCCGGCCGATGGACGAATCGCTCGGCGACGACATCCTGACGGAGCTGCACAGCGCCTTCGACGATCTGCGCAAGGGCAGCACCGACGACGACCTCTTCGACCGCCTGGCGGGCGCCATCAATGTCGGCATCGTTCGCGCCGAGCAGATCGATGAGCTGTGCGTCGGCCCGATGCTTGCCGCGCGGGATGCCCTGATCCGCTGCGACGAGATCCGCGGCAAGCACGGGCGCTATGGCTTCGACGGGCTCGGCCTGCAAGCCATGGCCGCCGGCCTCGAGGTCTACGAAGAAATGGTGCGCAACAGCACACCGCTGCAGAGGCGCGAAGCCATGACGGCTTCCATCGCGCGCATGCACCAGTAGGAAGCCGCCGCACGCACACGCCCCACCCCCCACCGGTCCCGCAATCCACCAACGCCTGAAAGGCACCCCATGCAACTCCACATCGCGCACGCCACGATCAACCTGCAACTGCCGTCATCGGCGCTCGAACAGATCGACGTGACCAATATTCTGTCGAGTGGATCGGTCGCATCCGCCTTCGACCTGACGCCGCCGGCGCGTGGCAAATACTGGGCCGGCCAGGGCGGGCACTACATCTGCACGCAGCCCGCGCTGCTGGGCCTGCCGGCGCGGCATGTGATCTTCAGCTCCACCGAGGCAAAGGACCTCGCCTTCGGCCCCTCGGTGGACGTGCCCGGCGCACGCAGCCAGCTCGACGGCCGCCGCAACACCGACGCGCTGCTCTCCGCCAGTCGCGACCACGCCGCCGCCAAGTGGGCCAGCGAATACCAGGCCGACGGCCACAGCGACTTCCATCTGCCCAGCCGCATGGATCTGCTGATGGCCTACGTGTGTGCGCCCAGCCTCTTCGAGACGAGCAGCTGGTACTGGAGCAGCACGCAGCTCTCGCGCAACTGCGCCTTCGTCCAGGACTTCGAGCACGGCAGCAGCGGCTGGGGCGGCAAGGACTTCGAGCGCAGGGTTCGTGCCTGCCGCTGGATTCACTTGGACGCTTGACACCTTCAGCCCTTCACCGGCGCTGAACGCCGCTTCACGAATTTTTTTTCCCAACCACCGGAGCACTTCATGCAAACCAATGCGATCACCCTGCCGGCCTTCGGCGCCACCATCCCCGGCCAGGGCGGCACGTTCGCCGCGATCCTGCGCGCCCCGCGCGTCGGCGACGCTGAACAGCCACCCTATGCGCTAATCGTGTCCGGCGCGGCCGCGGGCGAATTCCGCAGCCAGTGGGGCGAATACGGTAAGGATGTGGCCGGCGCCAAGAGCCGCAGCGACGGCCGCGGCAACACCGAAGCGATGGCCGACGCCGAGTGCCCCGCTGCGCTGCGCGTGCGCGAGCTGCGCATCGACGGGCACACCGATTGGTTCCTGCCAAGCCTCGGCGAACTCAACTCGGCTGCGGCCAACGTACCCGAGCTTTTCAGCACAGAGGGCTGGTATTGGACCAGCACGCAGCTCTCGCGCCTCAGCGCCTTCGTCCAGGTCTTCGAGTTCGGCCTCAGCTGCTGGAGCGGCAAGGACGACGAGCTCAGGGTTCGTGCCTGCCGCGCGATTCCACTTGACCTCTTGACCGCTTAAACCCTTCACCGGCGCTCGCGCCGGTTCGCGAGTTTTTTCTGAACCATGGCTCTTTACACCGACCTCCCGATCTACAAGCACGGCTGCGACTTGCTTTCGCTGGCGCTCGACGTGCAAACGCAGATGCCGCGCATCTTCAAGCGCAGCCTTGGCGAGAAGATCCATGCGCTCTGCGTGGAGATGCTGGAGGCGATGGCCATGGCGAACGCTTGTCGCGGCGCGGAGCGGCTGCAGCAGCTCGACAACCTGCTGCGCCACCTGCGCGCCACCACGGCGATGCTGCGCGTCAGCCATGACAAGCGGCTGATTTCTTCCAAGCTCTGGGCCGCGTCCGTCGAATTGCTCGACGCTGTCGGCTCACAGGCCGGCGGCTGGCGCAAGCAGACCCTCGGCACCCTTTCCGCAGCGCCTGCTGCATGA